GTTATCCACAGGTTATCCACAGGTTATCCACAGCTAGTCTTAGCTAGCACAGATATAACTACAGGTAACTAAGGGGGATCATAAAAATTGACAAAATTTGTGAACCCATACTTAACGAGTTCACGTGCGTGTGTGCCCCCGTGGGGGTGCCTGTGGGTGCCCTCAGGTGCCCGCTGTGTCCTTTGGGGTCTTGGATTATACCACAGATTCAAAAGGCTGTCAAGTGGTGCTTTCCCCTACTGACATCCTCAGGGTCCTTGTGGTATACTGAAGAGTTTATCAGTGTTTTTTTGGAGTTATCCACAGGTTATCCACAGGTTATCCACAGGGTTGATTTGGGTCAATATGGGGTTTGATCTAGATCAATTGTTTGCCTTTGGATGGCATTATCTGTGCTTTGTACCCTTTGGTACTCCTTTAGGTAGCCCCCACAGCTCTCCACAGCTCTCCACAGCTAGCAGGGGCTAGCACAGGACTCCACAGGGCCCCTCTATATAGAGAGAGTGGAGACACTAGGGGATGGGATACCATGTTTGCGGTATTTTTCACGATGGGCCTTGACAGGTGTCTTTGGATGCTTTAAAGTTCAGGGCATGGAACGAGAGTTCTTCACCACTACCACTTAAAGGAGTACATCATGATTGTTCGATCCTCTCACATCATCACTCTTCCCTCTGGCAATCTCGCCCGTGATTTCCGATGGGAGTCTCTCGGATACGGTCGAGTCCGTGTTCAGTACAACTACACGGATCGCAGGAGGGCTCACCAGACGGCCCGCAAGTTCACGGTGGAATTCATGAACGGAAAGATTGACTCCATTCAGGCCCGCAGTGTCAATGGCGGCCGTGTGGAATTCTTCAAGACCTCCACGATCATCAATGAGCTCCTTGAGATGCTCGCCGAGTTCAACGAGGTTGTGCATGGTGTTGCGGAGTCCTACCACGAACCTGCTAAGGTCGAGGCCGAACAGGACATCGTCTCTGAGGACGACACCGATCTTAAGGACACCGTCGAGCTCTTGAGGGGTGTTGTGATGATTAACATGATCATCACCCTTGTAACCCTCGGGATTGTGTGGTATAATCTCTAACGAGTCCTAAGGGAGGGGCGTAAGCCAATCGGCTTCGGCCTCTCCTTGGGGATACCCTTAATCAACAGCTAACTAAGCAACGGAGTAACAAAAATGAACTTCAATGAATTCCTCGCCCACGCCAAGAAACGCAACGGGGTGCCGCTCGACACCCTCGCCAAGGAAGTCGGCGCTCATATGGTACTGTATCCTGAATCCGGACTTAAGGTCATCGAGAAGGCTCTCGCCCCTATCGAAAGCCCTGAGGACATCCGCTGGGACTTCCTCAGTGCCTCCTTCAATGAGGGCATGGCTCTGGATGTGTCCGTAGTCGTTGCCACCTCGCCGTGGTGCCTCAAGCTCCTCGGAGACCTCTCTCAGGTCAAGGATGACGCGGACAAGGGTTTCTGCCTCGCTGTCCTCAACGGTCTTGACATGGATTCCAAATTCAACGAATATTTTGACTTTGAGAAATACTGGCACAGGAATGGTGTTGACACCATCACCACGAGTTACGGGGTGTACATGGTGGACATGAGAGAGCTTACCCGCTGGATCAAAGAGCTTTCCGCCTACTAAACCATAAGGGGCTAGGGTGTGCCCATTGTAGCCCTCTAGCTCCCAACGAGGCTAGCTGTGCTAGCAAGGAGAATAGAAGATGAATGCACAGGTTAAAAAGGTACTGGATACCCTACCGTCTTACATGGTGGCCGAATGGGCACTGCCTGCCCTCATCAATGGGGACTACACGGGTATCATTCCCATGGATGCCCCTGAGAGTTGCGGTGAGGTCGCCATGGTCGCCCAGTTTGATGATGATGTAGTCTGCGGTCGATCCATCATCGTAGATGAGGAGGAAGATGGTACAATTACCCCTGTCTTCTGCAAAGATGAGATCACAGGCACCTATGCCGAGTGCGTTCGTATCTGGCTTTTCTAAAATTCATCCCCTAAAGGAAACCCAAAATGATAAAGATGATTCTCCTCCCCGAGTCCCAGAATGCAAAGACTGGCAATATCATTCAGTCCTATTCGTCTCCGTCCTCCTGCCCTGTCTCCTGCCCCTTCAAGGACAGCGGTTGCTATGCAAAGAATACCCGTACATCTAAGGTGTGGGAGAGGGCAAACAACCGTGAAGACAAACGATTCATCGGCTGTCAGGATGATTTGGCTAATGTCCTCACTAGCGCCCTTTGGTTAGACAAGGGGGACAGAGACGAAGTCCTGTTCCGTCACAACATCGCGGGTGACATGGCTTTAGTCGGTACGGATAAGTTTGACCTTGCAACGTACCTTAGCATGGTGTCTGCCATTATGACCGCCAATTACCGCCTTAAGGTCGCAGGCTCCTCTAAGCACATCAAGGCCTTCACGTATACCCATTGTGACTACGACTTCTATGACAGGGGTTCCATGAGACTGATGCAGGACTACATGCTTGTAAACATTTCGTGTGAGGCTGTCGACGAAGCCATCACCGAAAAGGAATACGGTCTCAATGTAGTCCTCACGAGCATCTATCCTGAGGCGGACATTGCGGCCCTCAAGGCTAAAGGCATCCCCGCAGTTCAGTGCCCCGCACAAACAAAGGGAATCACCTGCAAGGAATGCCGTCTTTGCTCACGAGACAGGGAGGCCGTGGTAATCTTTGAAGTCCATGGTCAGAGCAAAGGAAAGGCCCGTAGGGTAATCCAGATCAAGAGGGCACAATAAACTCACCATAAACAATGCCCCTAGGAAAGCCATAGAAAGCCCTAGGGGCGTCCAAAGGATATCTCATGTATACTCGCGCCACCACCATCATCGAACGCTCTGACGTAGCCTCTATTCTCTTCTATCGCTGGAAGGATGGGGCGTATGCAGTCACCTTTACGGACTGCGAGTCTATCTACACTTTCACCGGTAAATATTCAGGGGGTGAAAATGTAGAGGGCAAGTTGTACAAGTTCAAGAAAGGGGGCTCTATGGAACTCATTGGAAATGCTTCAATGCACGGTTCCGTTATGAATGTAGTTTTGACCATGTGGAATAACCATATTAAGGAAATTGAAAAGAATGCTTAATCTTAAAGAATACCTGATTGTATTCATTGGAATTGCAATCATTCTTGGAATTTTCCCCTTGTTTGTCTTTATTTGCAAACTTATGGGAATCTATTACTAAAGGAGACAAAATGGAAGAAATTAACAGTGGAAAGCCTGAAACCAGCACCCATTATATGGGAGCTGTTCAGCCTATTGAATTGATGCTCAATGTATTATCTCATGAGGAATTCATTGGATTCCTAAAGGGCAATATGATTAAATATGCGTTCCGAGCAGGACGCAAAGAGGGTGAATCCGCAGAGAAAGACAGAAACAAATACCTTACGTATTCCGACTGGCTGTTTACTTTCGAGGAGTTCGGTACCATCGAGGTCAACGGTGAGTACATCGAGAAAGGTAAAATCAATGGTTAGAGGAGACACAAGGATTTAATAAAATCCATACTCCTAGAGAGAGTGTAAAAGATACTATAGACTCCTAAGGAAACCTAAGGGAACAACAGGAGTCTATAGTTTAACTATGGGTAATATCCTACATTATCACCTATATAACCCTATATAAAAGAATATAAAAGATCTATAGATATAACTAGGCTTCAGAGCAGATGTTGGCTTGAGTTAAGATGTAACCTAAAGGTAACCCCTATGTCTTATGATAAATTGAATAGTTTTAGAATTGATGGTGAAAATGAATACGACGATCTTTGTCTTAAATACGGCAAAGCCCGTGTAGACAGGGAAATCGAATTAGAACTTGAAAGCAAAGAAAATGCGTTCAATGCTTTCATGTCTAAGCGTAGCAAGGCCATTGAAAGCGGTACCCTTGGCAATATGGGTGCAAGTCGTGTCTTGATCAGCGAAGCCATCCCTGTCATGACTAAGGCCCTTGACAAGTGGTTTAAGGAAGTGGATACGGGTAAGCCCGGTAAGCGTCATGTAATGGCATCCCTCATCAGGTCTTTGTCTACCGAAGAAATCGCATTCATTGCAATTAGAACCATCATTGAAAATTCCCTTGGAATCGTGTCTTTGACTAAAGTATCCTCTGCAATTGGTGAGGCTATCGAGGACGAACTGCGGTTCAAGATGGTAGTTGGTACCATGGATAAGAAAGAGCTCAGTCGCTTCAATGCAGGGCTTGATAAGCGTATTTCTATGCAGTTCAAAAAGCGCTATGTCGAAAACAAAGAAAAGATCCTTGCAGACGAAAAGAGACTCAAGAGATGGAACAAGTGGGGTAACGCTAACAGAGTGCAAGTAGGTCTTAAGTTGGTAGACATTTTCATCGTGTCTACCGGTCTAGGTGCCCTTGAGAAAACCATGGGTGACAACAAAAACGTGCATTACACTTTTTGTCTTGACCCTGACGTGTTGACGTATTTGGAGCACGAGGACAAGGAGACTGCTAGTCTCATGTTCCAAAATAGGCCCATGGTAATCCCGCCTAAGCCGTGGACTACCCCTTTTGATGGTGGTTACCTTATCAACCTCAAGAAACCTATCCAGCTCGTCAGAATGCCATCTAAGGAGTGTGCACAGCTCTACGATGAGGTTGATATGCCTAACGTGTACAAGGCTGTAAATTCAATCCAGTCTACGGCTTGGCGAATCAACCGTAGGGTGCTCGACGTGGCCAATGAGGTGTGCTCTTGGGCACACGTACCTGATGGCCTTGAGATGCCCTCTGCGACCCCTGCAGAACCGCCTATGAGGCCTGCAGAGGCAGACACTAACGAGGAGGTACAACGTGATTGGCGTAGTGCTATGGTGCACTACTATCAGGACGACAATAAGCGTAAGAGCAAGCGTTACCTTGTCAATGGTGTCCTCGCACTGGCTAACACCTACAAGGATGACATGGAAATCTATTTCCCCCATAATCTGGATTTCCGTGGCCGTGTCTACCCATTGACTCAGTTGAGTCCGCAGGGCAATGACTTTACTAAAGCTCTCATTGAGTTTGCCGAAGGGGTGCCTCTGGGAGAGAATGGGCACACGTGGCTGGCCTTTCAGGGTGCAAACTGCTACGGCCTTGACAAGAAACCCTTTGAAGAGCGTATTGCATGGGTCTATAGCAACACCGAAATGATCCTGTCGATTGCCAAGGATCCCTTGCAGGATCTCCGATGGACTGAGACGGATTCCCCTTGGGAATTCCTTGCATTCTGCTTTGAATGGGCGGACTATCTGGATAAGGGCGACTCGTATGTGTCTCACCTCCCGATTGCCTTCGATGGCTCCTGCTCTGGCTTACAGCATTTCTCTGCGATGCTTCGGGACGAAGTCGGTGGGGAAGCTGTCAACCTCATGCCTGACGACAAGGTACACGATATCTATGGTATCGTTGCTAACAAGGTCACTGAACTCCTCAAAAAGGACTATGACAACGGCACCGATGACACTATGGCTAAAACTGAGGACGGTGACGATTACCTTAAGAAGGGTACCCGTAGCATGGCCACGGAATGGCTCAAGCACGGCGTTACCCGTAAGGTGACTAAGCGAAGCACCATGACCCTTTGCTATGGCTCTAGTAAATTTGGCTTTGCTGAGCAGGTGTTGGAAGATACTATTTACCCTGCTCTCGCAAAGAATCCCACGGCATTCAGTCGTCCTAGCCAGTCCGCTAGGTACATGGCTGGACTGATTTGGGAAGCCCTGCAGGGTGTCGTTGTGAAAGCTGTGGAGGCAATGGGTTGGCTTCAGATTGCAAGTGGCCTGCTCGCTCAGGACAAGGACATTAATGGCCAATCCCTGCCTACCTATTGGATTACCCCTGCTGGATTCCCTGTAAAGCAGAAGTACAACAAGGTTGTGCTCAAGCAACTCAGGACGTTCACTACTGGGACTATTCGAGTCAAGGAGCCGTTCAAGGAAGACAGTCAGATCGAGGAAGGTGCCTCTATCAACCCCGTGGTGTACGAAAGCATCCCCGATATTGACACCCGAAAGCAAAAGCAAGGCATTGCACCTAACTATGTCCATAGCATGGATGCGTCCCACTTGATGCTTACGGTGTGCTCTTGTGTCGACAAGGGGGTTAAGTCCTTTGCGATGATTCATGACTCCTATGGTGCTCCTGCGGGGCATGGTGACATCATGTTTACTACCGTTAGAGAAGTGTTTGTAGACACCTACAGCAACAATGATGTTCTGCAGGATCTTCATGACCACATTGAAAACCTTTTGTCTCCTAAGATGGTCGACAAGCTCCCTAAGATTCCCGCAAAGGGAAATCTTGATCTTGAGCGAGTCAAGGAGTCCATGTACGCCTTTAGCTAACCCCGCTAATAAAATCAATACTCCTAGGGAGAGTAACAAAGCCTCCCTAGGTCAAACAAACCCCAACCAATAAAATCAATACTCCTAGGGAGAGTAACCAAGTCTCCCTAGGTTAAACAAACAAGGAAGTAATTAAATGTCTAGCAACAACAATCGTTTCACTACCCCCAAGGGTCTCGCACAGTATCCCGCTCTCAAGACCCCGGATACTAAGTTCAATCCTGAGGGTGACTACAAAGTCAATCTTGTCATGGAAGATGATGAGAAGACTAACGCCCTCGTGTCTAAGCTCGAAGCAATCCTTGAGGACTTCTATGAGAATGACGACAACGTCAAGCAGGCCATTGCAAAGGGCCGCAAGGTGGTGACTCAGGACATCTATGAAAAGGATGAAGAAGGCCGCATTGTGATGAAGTTCAAGCAGAAGGCGGTCATTACGAAGAAGGACGGTTCCAAGATTACCGTCAAGATCCGTCAGTTTGACTCTAAGGGGAAGCCCCTTGATGTCAACATCGGTAGAGACAGTGTCATAAAGGTGTGCTTCAGTGCCAACCCGTATTACATGCCCTCTACGCGTACCTGTGGGCTTTCCCTGCGACTTCTCGCAGTTCAGGTTATCTCTCTGAATGAGTTCGGTGATTCCTCTGCGTCCTCTTATGGCTTTGAAGAAGAAGATGGCTATACCAGCGAGGAGCACGAGGATTCCTATAAGAGCTTTGAAGATGTTGACGACGACGTTCCCGGAGATTTCTAAATGACTAAGTTTACTTTCGGCCATAAACTGCGTGAGGGGATTGGCCTCCTCCTTACTGACGAAGGCCTTGAAAAGGCTCTTGAGTCCGCAATTGAGCATTACGACTGGTACATTGCAAAGGACGGTAAGGCACCAAGTGGCTTCTATTGCTCCGTCTCTGGTGACAAGCGGTACTTCAAGAGCAACACCTCCTACTATGACGCTAAATTCATTTATGAAGTGATGCCCTACTCGTTTACATTCAATGTCAATGTTGAGGATCTTATCTTTGAAGACAAAGAAGGTGTCGAGTACGATAAGCCTTACAGGATTGAGGAATTCTTTAGCAAGGATCTTAGTGGTGTTGAGGGTGCCTGTGTCCTTGTCATGTTTAAGGGTGATTTTGAAGCCTCAGAGTGCTTCTTTCGTCCCGACCTACTGGTTGGTCAGATTCTGAGTCATCAGGATGATGACTACTTCATTCGTGTCAATGGTCATAGTTGTGTATATGACATCCATAGCAATGAGTTTTCTGAAGCATGTAAGGTTATGCTCCCTTCTCGTAGCAACCTGCTTAAGGAGCATGAAGAGTAATAAATGCAAAGCATTTAAAGGAATAAATGACTACCCGTAGTGCGGCCTATAGTAAAAAGAGGATGCACAACAGGGGAACTTACCGAAGTGGCCTTGAGGAGAAAGTCTCAGACTCCCTCAGGGCCTTCGGCATTGAGCCTCATTATGAGGAGAAGTATCTGGAGTATATTGTGCCCGAAAGTAAGCACAAATATACTCCTGACTTCGTCTTGCCTAATGGAATTCTCATAGAAACTAAAGGTGTATGGGATTCTGAAGATAGGAAGAAACATATTTTAATTAAGGCTCAACACCCCGAGTTGGACATTCGCTTTGTCTTTAGTAGATCCAAAACTCCTATTTACAAAGGAAGTAAAACAACTTATGCTTCCTTTTGTGAAAAGAATGGGATCAAGTATTCAGACAAAACAATCCCCCTTGAATGGATTAAAGAGGATCCCAAGGTAATCCCTGATGGGATTCTTATTAATAAAGGTTAATTAAAATATGGTTTCTTTCAAGGCTCCGACGATTGAGGAGCATAAATCTTTTGTCTCTTATAAGAATAGAGAGACTACTAAATATCTTGTCGTTCACTGCTCTGCCACTCAGAATGTGCCCTCTTTTACGTGGAAAACCATTGATCAGATGCACAGACAGCAGGGGTGGTTGGGTATTGGTTACCACTTTGTAATTCGTACTGACGGCACCATCCAGAGAGGTAGGCCCCTAGAGGCCATCGGTTCCCACGTAAAGGGTTACAACAACTGCTCCGTTGGTATCTGCCTCATTGGTGGTGTGGATTCTAAGGGCAAGTCCGTAGACAACTTTACAGAGGAGCAGAAGGAGTCTCTTAAGTGTCTGCTGGACTATCTCAGAGGTTACTATAAAGATGAAGTCGATGTACTTGGCCACAGAGATTTTGCAGGCGTCAACAAAGACTGTCCTTGTTTTGATGTTAAGGGATGGTATAAGGGCGCTAAGTTTGCTCGGTATGAAGATACTGAGGCGTTCTGGAGTAAGGTAGTCTTCTCTAAGGGTGTCTTTAAGGACTTTAATGGAGACCCTGAAGAAGGTGATGTTGTCCGCATTGAATAAAATCAATACTCCTAGGGAGAGAGTATGCAGTATGTGAAATCTCTTATGGTTATCCTTGCGTTCATTCTGGGACTGGCTCTAGGTGAATCTATTGAGGAAAAAAGAAATCAAGAGATTCTCCTAGAGGAGCAACGGACTCACTTAACGGAACTAAAGACCCTACAGGAAAGAAAGGATGCAACGATTAACTTACTTCTTAAAGACATGGCTACCGCTGATGCTGTGCAATCTGCTATTGATAAGCGGGTTAACCGCCTGCAGTACAACATCAATGCAGGAAACAAAGCCATCATGCAACATACCGATAGAGCTTATGCAGAGTCAATCATCCAGTGTAGAAACCTACTGTCAGAAGGTGCAGAACTACACGGGGAAGGTGTTAAGATACTCAGAGACACCAATAGACGACTTGAAGCAATAATTAACATTCACAAAGAACAAAACTCTCCTTAGCTCAGTTGGATAGAGCATATGCCTTCTAAGCATATGGTCACAGGTTCGAATCCTGTAGGAGAGGCCAAATACGTCGTTTGATTGTACTCCTCTCACCATAAGAGAAGTGAGGAAGTCCTACGACCCTTAGTAGGTCGGGTAGCTCCCGACTAGGATGTCTACCGAAATAGATCCGAAGGGGCAACGGTTACCCCACAGGCCCTAGTGGTGAAATGGTATACACAACTGAATTAGAATCAGTGGAGAAGCAAGGCTCGTGAGGGTTCGATTCCCTCCTAGGGCACCACATTTTATTTTTTTAAAAGAGAGGCTATTATGCAGACTCAGAAGGAACTTGATCGAATGGAATCTGATTGGGAAGCTCGTTGGGAAGACGAGTATCAGGAATATCTTGAGTCCCTTGATGATGAAGACGATGAGGATGAAGATGACGACTATGATGAGGAAGATAATGACTACTAAAGTTGGGGAAAGCGAAGCCCTTTGCATCTGCCATCAGGATAATCTCTATACGTTCGTCCTTAGGTATCCTAGGATGATCCATAGTGAATTCATGACGCACAGAATGTTCTCACGCAATGCTAGTAGCTCTCGTGCTATCCCTGTGAATAAGGTTATTGAACAGGTTGATAGCAAGCCTGTAGTCCCGACTAAGGTCTACATGAATAAAGCGGGTATGGTAGGGGATGTAGAGGCTCCTATTGATGTAGCTACAGACTTCTATAATCTTTGGCTTGACGCGGCCCGTAACGCCGTGGAAACGGCCAAGTGTATGGAAAAGCTCGGTATCCACAAGCAACACATTAACCGAATCCTTGAGCCCTTCCAGTACATTAACGTGATTGTGACTGCTACTGATTGGGATAACTTCCTTAATCTTAGGCTTGCCAGTGATGCACAGCCTGAGATGCAGGATCTTGCAAGGGCTATTAAGGGTGAGATGGACAAGGTAGGCAATAAGATCATTAGTGTCTACCGTATTTGTGGGAAGTACGTTAGTCTTCCCTTTATCACCCAAGAGGAAGTCGACAGTCATTGCATGAACTCGTTTAGTTCCTCTGAAGTCCTCATTGAGGATCTCATGCTGATCTCCTCTGCACGCTGTGCTAGAGTGTCTTATAACAACCATGACGGCTCTTGTCCTGACGAACACAAGGACAAGAAGCTGGCACGAAGGCTTCTCGATGCAGGCCATATGTCACCCATGGAGCACCCCTGTATTTGGGCAGGAGACATGCGGTACCATAAAAACCTGTACGGTTGGAAGAGCCTTCGTTGTAAACTCGGTCGATAAAAGATGAATAAAGAGAGTGCATTCCTTTATCATGAACCTTGTCCTAAGTGCGGCTCCTCTGACGCCTGTGGCGTCTTTAGTGATGGCCATAGGTTTTGTTATTCTTGTAATACTTATTTTAGACCTGATGGGTCTGTGAAGAGTGAGGTGGTTAGAGTGTCTAAGGATTGTATTCCTCTAGGAGATCTTGAAGAGGTTTCCCTTACTAAGCGCTGTATTAGTAAAGATACTTGTTCTAAATTCAAGTATTTTTATACCGTTTACAAAGGGAAGCCTTGCCAAGTAGCGTGCTACTACGACGATTCGGGGAACCTTGTGGGGCAGAAGCTCAGGTTCCCCGATAAGTCCTTTGCTGTCCTTGGGAGTATCTCTAATAGGCTTTATGGTTCCCAATTGTGGGCTAGTGGTAAGAAGATCGTCATCACTGAAGGTGAGATTGATTGTCTTACTGTGAGCCAACTTCAGGGTAATAAGTGGCCTGTTGTGAGTATCCCTAATGGGGCACAAGGGGCAAAGAAGGCTATTGAGGCCAACCTTGAGTATTTAGGGAATTTCGAAGAAGTCATCCTGATGTTTGACATGGATGATCCGGGTAGAAAAGCAAGTGAAGAGTGTGCAAAGATACTGCCTGCAGGTAAGGCATATATTGCTAATCTTCCTTGTAAGGATCCTAATGAATGCCTTAGTGAAGGAAAGGGTCCTGAGGTTCTTCAAGCTGTATGGAATGCCAAGCCATATAGACCCGACGGAATTGTTTCAGGTACAGACCTCTATGAGAAATGTGTAACTGACATTGATGACCTTAAGGATTCTGTAGAATACCCTTGGGTTGCACTTCAGAACAAAACTAAAGGAGCTAGACATGGTGAACTGTATGTCTTCACAAGTGGTAGTGGAATGGGTAAATCCACAATCCTCAGAGAACTCGAATACTACTTTGGTGTTCAGCGGGGAGAACTTTGCGGAATTGTTGCTCTTGAAGAATCTACTCGAAAAACTGGGTTGGAACTCATGTCGATTCATCTCAATAAGCGACTCATACTCGACCCTGAGGGTGCAGATGAAGATGAACGAGGCAGAGCTTTTAATGAAACAATTGGGAATGGAAAATTTTTCCTATACGACCATTTTGGCTCACTTGATTCAGGTAATCTGCTTAGTAAACTTAGGTACATGATTGTGTCCCTAGGATGCAAGCGAATCTTCCTTGACCATATCTCCATTGTGGTCTCTGGCATGGATGCCGATGAGGATGGTGGTGAGCGTAAAGCTATTGATAAGCTCATGACAAACCTTCGTTCCCTTGTGGAAGAGACTGGAGCTACCATGTTCGTAGTGTCTCACCTTAAGCGTCCTGAGAAGAAGGGACACGAAGAGGGGGCACAGGTATCCCTTAGTCAACTTAGAGGGTCTGGAGCTATCGCACAACTGTCAGATATGGTTATTGGCCTTGAGCGAAATCAACAGGGTGATAATCCTAACGTGTTGACTATTAGAGTCCTTAAGAATCGCTTCAGTGGTGACACTGGTATCAGTGGATACCTTTACTATGATCAGGACACTGGCAGGCTCTCTGACTATGAGGCAGACCCTGAGTGTCCTTTTGGGGATGAAGAAAGTGAGTTTTAGTAATGGAAGTTAAAAGATGCAGAATATGTGGTAGAGAGTTGCCAGTATCTTGTTTCTATAAGCATATAGGCACGCTTGACGGCTACAGAGGAGAGTGTAAAGAATGCCACTCTAAGAAGTGCAAAGTATATTACAAGGATCATAAGGCAGAACATAGAGTTGTATCAAGAAGATACTCTATGAAGAAGCTATATGGGATGACTGAGGATGAATTTAATGCTCTGTACGAATCCCAAGGAGGTAAGTGTGCAATATGTGGTAAACCTCTTACTAAGGTTGGTGGTACAAAGGATCAAGTTGCTCACATAGATCATGACCACGAAACAGGTAAGGTTAGAGGTATTCTCTGTACCAAGTGTAATGTAGGACTAGGCTCTTTTAAGGATAGTCTAGAGTTGATGGATAAGGCTAAAGCTTATCTAGTAAAGAGCAAAGCTATTTAAGGAATAGAAAATGCTGACTTTAAAAGACAAGTTTATTGTGTTCGATATTGAAACAGACGGACTGTTAGACACCACTAAGAGGTTCTGGTGTGGTTGGTTGTACGATTCTTATACTGATTTGTACACTGGTTACACGGATCTTGATGAGTTCTTTGATGTGCTGAATAAGTATGGGACTAGTGGATACAACATTGTTGGTCACAATATATGCAAATTCGACATCCCTGCTCTTAAGAAGCTTAAGGGTGAGAGATTTGCATTTGATGTTCGAGATGTATGTATTGACACTCTTGTTCTTGCCCGTCTGATCTACTCGAACATCAAGGACACTGACGTTGGCCTTATGCGTTCTGGAAAGCTCCCTAAGGCTCTCTATGGTTCCCACAGCTTGAAGGCTTATGGTTACCGTATGGGTGAACTGAAGGGCACCTATGGCGAACATGAGGACGCATGGGACAAGTTTACTCCTGAGATGTATGAGTACAACAAGCAGGACGTTGTGGTTACCCTTAAGCTCTTCCATAAGCTGATGGCTAAGGGTTACCCTTTGAAGGCTATTCAGCTTGAGCATGACATTGCTTGGGTGATGGCTAAGCAAGAACGCAATGGGTTTGTCTTTGATAAAGATCAAGCAGTCAAACTCTATTCCGAATTGTCAGGTAAGCGACAGGTTCTTTATGAGAACCTTGTTTCTAAAGGTGGGTCTTGGACTGTCTATAAGGGAGACAAGATCTACAAGCGAGATAACGCTAAGCGTGGCATTAAGGCAGGTGTCCCTTACCCTCAGTATGAAGAGGTTACCTTTAACCCCAATAGTCGCCAACACATTGCCAAGGTTCTCATGGATCGAGGCTGGGAGCCTACTGAAATGACTCCTACGGGTGCCCCTAAGGTTGACGAAGAGACTCTGAAGACTGCTAAGGGTATTGACCTTACTGAGGATATCTTGGAGTACCTTCTGATTAACAAGCGTATTGCACAGCTTGCTGAGGGTGACAATGCGTGGCTAAAGTTGATGAAGGAGGATCCTGATGGTTACACTCGCATTCACGGTTCTGTTAATCCTAATGGGGCTGTCACTGGTCGTGCAACTCATGCTTATCCTAATGTTGCACAGGTACCTGCAGGTAGATCGCCTTATGGGGAGGAATGTAGGTCTCTTTTTAGAGTCCCTACTGGATGGTATGAGGCGGGCATCGACGCTTCAGGTCTTGAGCTTAGGTGCTTTGCTCATTTTCTCTACCCTTATGACCATGGGGAATACGTAAATGAGATCTTGAATGGTGACATTCATACTCATAATCAGAAGATGGCAGGGTTGCCTACAAGAGACAATGCAAAGACGTTTATTTACGGTTTTTTGTATGGAGCCGGCGACTCAAAGATTGGTGAGATCGTTGGTGGATCTTCGGCTGATGGTAAGCGCCTAAAGGAAAAGTTCTTTCAGTCTGTTCCTGCTATTAAGCAACTTCGTCAGGATATTGAAAGGACTCTAATTACATCCTCTGAATGGGTCGGAGGTGTCAATAAGGTAACTTGGAGGAAACGTGCTCACCCTGATAACAGTAATCTTAGTATTACTCACAGTATTCTTGGGCTTGATCGTCGCGTTGTTTATGTGCGAAGCCCTCACTCGGCTCTGAATACCCTGTTGCAATCTGCAGGTGCCCTTATCTGCAAGAAATGGGTATGCCTTGTTGAGGAGAACATGCGTAAGGCTGGGTACAAGCACGGTTGGGACGGTGATTTTGCCATGATGGCTTGGCTCCATGATGAGGTACAGGTAGCCTGTCGCACAAGGGAAATCGCAGAGGACTGCGTAAGGATTGCACAGGAATCCATGAGGCAGACTCAGAAGTTCTTTAATTTTAACTGTCAGTTGGACACCGAAGGTAAGATTGGTACCAACTGGTATTCTTGTCACTAAGGAGTGGTTATGATTCGTAGACCGATGACCGTAGAAGAGATTGAAAAGGTTCTTAAAAAGCATGAACCTAAGGAGGTAATGGCATTGTGTAAGAGTCCCAAAAAGAGTGTTGTTGACATTAAGTGGCTCTACAAGACGGATCCTGTTTTTGGGACTGCAGGCGGTGCCGAAGTTCGATTGAATGGTAAACTGCTTTTTATGCACATTCCAAATCCTTGTAAACTCTATGAAGACTGGACTGACAAAGAAATCTTTTATGAGATTCTTGAACGTCTTGGTTATGAAGTTGATTGGGAAGAAGAGAGTGTTTACTATGAGGGACCCCAGAAAGAAAATGAATAAGTATCTTAACTTTCTTAAGTATATTGACCAGAACAATCCGAAATTTCAGGCGGACTTCTGTCGTGAGAATGCAAAGCTGATTGCCGAGGCGGCCTCTAGGGGCCACATTACTTGCCTTAATTACTATAGTGAGGCCACTAATTATTGGAAGCTCACTTGTAAGGCATATGCTATTCTTAAGGCTTGTGAATAATGAGATATGCTTTTGTAGACGGTGATATTCTAGCCTTTAAGGCATCCTCTGCTGTCCAAAAGGATATCGACTGGGGTGATGGTCTTTGGACTTGTCATGCTGAAGTGGATGACGCATGGGATTACTTTACCGACATGCTTATTGCTATTGATGAGAAACTGGCTAAGCATTTTATTGGTGAAGAGGTTACCTATGTATTCTGTTTCTCCGATGAGGATAACTTTAGGAAATCCTACAATCCTGACTATAAGTCCAATAGGCGATCTAGTCGTAAACCTTGTTGTTACAAAGGTCTCGTAGACAAGATTAAAGAAACCTACACTTCTTATACAGTCAAGTATCTTGAAGCTGATGATGTTGTGGGTATCTACTGCACTAGCCCTGTCTATAAAGATATTTGTATCTCAGTGTCTATGGACAAGGATTTTAAGACAATCCCCGGTTACTTCTATGATTTCGGTAATGATGTATTGCATAACATCACTGAGAAGGACTCCAAGAAGTGGCTGTGCTACCAGACCCTAGTAGGGGACGTTACAGACGGCTATAAGGGATGTCCTACTTATGGCCCTGTGAAAGCCAATAAGCTCCTTAATGGGCACCCTGATTCTGAATGGTGGCCTGAGGTTTTGAAAGCCTTCAAGTCTCAGGGTCTTACTGAAGAGGATGCCATCAGAGAGGCAACAATGGCTAGAATCTTGCACTATGAAGATTACCCTTTAAGTGAATCTGAGGGTCTACCTAAGAAGTACAACCCCTTTTAATCAATACTAATACCCCTAGGGCTGTTTTTAATTAAATCAATAGTCCTAGGTAGGAGGAAGACATGAACAAAGAAGTAGAAGAAAACAACGTTGTTGAGGAAGAAGAGTTTCCTTATGTTCCTAAGGATCTCATTGAGAAACTTGAGGATGTCTTTGACATTCGAAAGATGATTTGGTATGAAAAGAGTAATGAGACTCTTCTAGGTATTCAGCAGGTTGTTACCTACCTTAGACATAAACACGATAAACAGAATGGAGATAATTAATGGGTGGACTCTTTAGTAAACCTAAGGTTCCCGAAGTTAAGGTTCAGGCTCCTGCCATTGAGCAACCTGTGCTCGAACCTGAGGCTCCTGAAATGGGTGCTGAAGAAACTGCGGAACACAAGAAGAACAAGGGCAAGAAGGCTCTGAGGATTGACTATGTGGGTTCTGGCAGAGGGACTAACATCCCTAAGTAATGTGTCTAGGATTGGTGTCTTGCAACCTAATGATGGAGACATCCTAGAACAGATCATCGACAAGGGTGCGAAGATCATCAAAGATGACCCTGACTCCCTCCCTTTCATTAAGAAATATGCTGACGTAAAGGTAGTGCGTAAGTTTCTTAAGGGTGTCATTAGTGGTGAATTTGAAGACTTCATCGTCCTTGTTTTCTATAACAAAGAAAATGCTCTCTCGGGTGCATCCCTAGTGTCTAGGGGGAGACCTTGGTATGCACCTGAGGGAGTAACTTTTCTAAATGAAGAGTGCACTGTAGCTTTCCAAAAGGGTCTTGGTTTGTCTAGAGCAATGGCTTATGCTCTTGAAAATAGGGCATGTACTAACGTAAGACTACTGGCCTTCTCTAATGCTAACACGCTCAACAACAAGATGTTGGAAAATACCTATGAGAAACACTTGGGTTACTCTTCATACAAAACTTTTTACAAGGAAATTTAATGGGACTTTTTAGTGGTGTTAAGAAGGCCTTTAAGAAGGTTGTCCATAAGGTGACTGGTAGAGGCAACAACGGTCAGAGTGCCCCTGAGGCTCCTACGCCTGCTCCTGAGCTTGAGCTTACGAACCCTGAGGGTGAAGCTGAGAAGAAGGAAGAAACCGAAAAGGTTCAGCTTCGTAAGGGTAAGAAGGGTCTTAGGATTAAGAAGGCAGGGAATGCTGATGTGTCTGCAGGTGCAGGCCGTAACCTTGTCTAACATGGAGGGTTATGATGGTTGGTAAGCAATCATTGAATGATGGCTGGGACGGTTGGAATGGCAACTAGTGAACATACCGCAGGCAATATCCCTCTTGAAGGAGCTAAGACGACCTATGACAAACTCACAACAGACAGAGACCCGTACACGCAGAGAGCAGAGAAGTGTGCGACCTATACGATCCCTATGCTCTTTCCTAAGGAGTCTGATGATGGTGGTACTAACTATTCCACTCCTTACAATTCTGTGGGTGCTAGGGGTCTTAATAATCTTGCCTCTAAACTTCTTCTTTCTCTGTTGCCTCCTAATCAACCTTTCTTTAGACTGGGGTTGGACGCGGAGTCGACTGTAGCTCTTAATGAGTCTGCTGATGACCAGATGAAGGACAATATCGAATACGGTTTGTCCATGATGGAACAACAGATGATTAAGTATATGGAGTCTCAGTCTCTTAGACCGACTCTGTTTGAAGCTATTAAGCAACTTATCATTGCAGGCAATGCACTTCTGTTCCTTCCTCCTGCTGAAGGTGGTATGAGGTGCTACACTCTTCGTGAGTACACTGTTCAGAGAGACACTATTGGCAATGTCCTTCAGATTGTTGCTAAGGACACTGTTTCCCGTGGTAGTCTTCCTGATTCCATGCAGTCTGTTCTCCCAGATTCTGGTGAACCGACTATCAACGAAAAGGTCGACATCTATACTCACATTTACCGAGTAGCTAGTGGCGACACCTATCAGTGGGAATCTTATCAGGAGATTGAGGGTGAGCCTGTCGCAGGCAGTGAGCAGACTTATCCTGCAAACAAGAGTCCTTGGATTCCTCTTAGATTCAACAAGAAGGACGGTGAGCACTACGGTAGATCCTTTGTTGAGGATTATCTAGGCGACCTTGTCTCTCTTGAGAATCTTTCTAAGAGCATTGTGGATATCTCTATGATTGCCTCTAAGGTTCTCTACCTCGTGTCTCCTGCTTGTCAGACCAACATCAGGGCTTTGTCTAAGGCGGAGAACGGTGCTTTTGTTAGGGGTCGTATGGAGGACGTTGTTCCCATGCAACTTAATAAGAGCATGGATATGCAGACGGTGCTCACTACTGCTCAACAGATTGAGTCTCGTTTGTCTTATGCGTTCCTCTTGAACTCTGCAGTCCAGAGTGGTGCTATGGGTAGAGACAGAGTTACCGCAGAAGAGATTAGGTACGTTGCGGGTGAGCTAGAGGATACCCTAGGCGGTGTCTATTCTCTCCTGTCTCAGGAGCTACAGCTTCCTCTTGTTGCCTGTATCTACAATCAGATGCAATCTCAGGGTTTGCTTCCTGTGGTTGACGAGAGTATTGCAGAGATTGAACCTACCATCATCACGGGTATTGACGCCCTTGGTCGAGGACAGGATCTTAATAATCTAGCTCAGGCTTTGCAGTTGATGCAACAGTTCCCTGAGTTTATGCAGGCTCTTAATGTCGGCAATCTTGCTACTAGGATCTTTGCGGCGGCTCATATTGACGCTACGGGTCTAGTTAAGACTCCTGAAGAACTTCAGGCAGAACAACAGGCCGCTATGGAACAGTATGCCCAGCAACAGGGTATTGACGCAGGTGCACAGATGGCTGTCAATGAAGCACAGCTAGTATCCTAGCACAGCAGGCACCTGAATAACTAAAGGATAACTAATGACTGACTTTAATGAACCTCAGTCTCTCACTGATGAGGCTGAAGCACAGGGTATTGAGATCATGGAGTCTTCTACGACTCAGGTTGAGGTTGACCCTGATATTGGAGACCCCCTTCTTCAGAACGAAAAGTCGGGGGAAGAACATAATGAAGAACAAGCTAATGGAACTGAAGGTCACGCTGATGATGTGGCTGTTCATGATCGAAATGAAGATCAAGAGAATCTTCAGGAAGAAGTAGACAAGCACGAAAAGGCTATTGATGCCGTGAAGACCTCCCTTAAGGAAAAGGGTGTTGACTTCAATAAGGCTGTCCGAGAATATCAGGAGAGTGGTAAACTCTCTGATGAAACCGTTGCTGAACTTGAGAAGGCAGGTTATCCTTCTGAGGTTATCGAGGGTTTCATTGAGAGTCGAAAGGCTCTTGAATCTCGCTTCACTGAAGCTGTTTATGATTCCGTAGGGGGTACTAAGGAGTACAATCGTATTGTCGATTGGGCATCCAAGAATCTCCCTCAGAAGACGATTGACTCCTTTAACAGGGCAATCGACAACAATAATCTGGAAGCTGTCTCCCTCATGCTTGAAGGCATGAAGTCTAAGATGGTTTCCAAGATGGGTACCGCTAATAAGTCTATTCATGGTGGTACGGCCACTCCTGTGAATCGTCCTAAGGGGTTTGCAAACAAATCTGAAGTGATCGAGGCTATGAGCGATAAGCGCTATGGCAGGGATCCTGAATACACCCGACAGGTCGAACAGAGAATGTGGGCCACTAGTGTCTAATTTTATTCAATAACAACAATCTTATAGTTTTTCAAAGGAAAATAATTAAAAATGGCTGCTCTTAAAGCTGAAGGTATTTCTAATCCTGGTCAGAAGCTCTCTGCGGGCGATCGTGATGCACTCTTTATGAAGGTCTTCACGGGTGAAGTTCTGACTGCTTTCTCCCGCACCTCCGTTATGATGTCTCGTCATCAGGTTCGAACGATCTCGCATGGTAAGTCGGCCTCGTTCGCTGTGATGGGCCGTACCCGTGCTAAGTATCTTGCACCGGGCGACTCCCTTGATGACCAGCGTAAGAAGATGGAACACAATGAACGTGTCATCGCTATTGACGGTCTCCTTACGGCTGACTGCCTTATCACGGATATCGACGATGCGATGAACCATTATGACGTTCGAGTTGAATACTCTCGTCAGCTTGGTGAGGCTCTCGCTATGGGCGCTGACTGTGCTATTATCAATGAGCTCGCCAATGAGGCCGCTAAGGACGCTAAGTTCAAGGACGGCAATATTCCCGACAATGGTGAGGATGATGACCTTGTTCCGGGTACTGGCAAGGCCTTTGAGTTTGCTACGGGTCTTGAGATTTCGCAGGAAGCCGAGTATGGCAATAAGATCCTTGAGGCCCTTCTTGCCGCCCGTGCCCAGATGACGAAGAACTACGTCCCGCAGGGTGACCGTTATTGCCTCCTGACGCCTGAAGGTTACTCTGCTGTCATGAAGGCTCTTATGCCCGATGCCGCTAACTACCATGCTCTCTTTGATCCGAACACGGGCAAGCTCCAGACGATTTGCGGCTTTGAAGTCATTGAAGTTCCGCATCTCCTCAACAATGGTGTTGACGGCAAGCATAAGCTTAATGAGAAGTACACTGCCGCTAAGCTTCAGGGTATCGTGTTCCACCGTTCTGCTGTTGGTACGGTTAAGCTGAAGGATCTTGCTATGGAACGTGCTCGCCGTGCTGAATATCAGGCTGACCAGATCATTGCGAAGTACGCTATGGGCCACGGTGGTCTTCGTCCTGAAGCCGTTGGTGTGATCGTTAAGACTGCTCAGGTTTAATAGATGACCATTGAAGAAGTAAAGAAGGCTTACGAGACTACTTACTTCTGTCAGGTGCACAAGTGGGGGTACCAGCTTACCCCCGAGGAGGCTCAGAAACTGGGTCTCCTTAGTGCAACTGCAAAGCCTGTTAAGCCTCGAAGAACCATCGAAAAGAATAACAACAAGGAATAATAATGATTGTCACTCCTAGCACTGAACTTGATGCAGTGAATGAAATTTTGTCATCCGTAGGCTCTAGTCCTGTTAATTCTCTTGAGGATGATGCTAATGTGGATGTTCTGAATGCTGTAAGAATCCTTAAGGCTGTCAGTCAAGAGATCCAGTCTAGGGGTTACAGCTTTAACACTCTCACCAGTGTTACCTTGAAGCCTGACTCTTTTACTAACAAAGTTGCTTACGGTAGAGACTTCCTTAGGGCTGTCTCTACTAGCTATAAGTTCGTAAGCAGAGAAGGCTATTTTTATGATCTTGATTCAGGGGCTCTAGAGTTCCCTGAAGGCATTACTCTGGATGAACTTGTCAGGGAGCTCCCTTTTGAGGAGCTTCCTCAGGTCTTCAGAAAGTATATTACTGTTAGAGCCAGTAGAGTATTTCAGATGAGGTACCTTACCTCTGCTGATATTGATGCACATCTTCAATTGGAAGAGAGTGCGGCTTATGCAGACATTGTAGACTATGAACTTACGGATGGTAATTACAACATCCTCAATGGTGACCAGTTCATTAGCCAACAGATTCAGAGGAGCTAAACATGCCTCTAGTATCTCAAAGCATCCATTCATTCAAAGGTGGTGTCTCTCAACAACCTGACATCATCAGATTCCCCGATCAGGTAACTGAGCTTATCAACGGGTTCCCTAATGAAGTTGAGGGTCTCCAAAAGAGACCTCCGACTCTTGCAGTCAAACGCTTGTCCGACCGTGTTGATGCTACAAAGAAGAAGTATCATGTAATCAATAGAGACGAACAGGAAAAGTACATTCTCCAGATGGGGTCTGGGGAATACCAGATTTTTGATCTTAATGGTGTGCCTAAGACTTGCAAGTTTGAAGATGATGAGTCCAAAAAGTACATCACCACTAGTGACCCTAGGGGCAAACTAAAGGCAGTTACTGTTGCTGACTACACCTTTGTCTTGAACACTGAGAAGGAGGTAGACGCTGTAGAGGGTGAGTCCCCAGAGGGTAAAAAGGATACTGCTCTAGTGTACATCAAGAATGCTCAGTATGCTAAGACTTACGCCATTTATGTCGAAGGTAAGTATATGTGTGGCGTTATTACCCCTGATGGTGGTGAAGCTAAGCAAGCTGTTCAGACTACTACTGCCTTTATTGCAAGAGCATTGTATTCCCTCCTTAAAACTGGTAAGAAACCTGACGGCTATGATCCTGACGTTGGCGGCACCTATGATGACCTATTGAATCAGGTGGGTGGTAGAGCGTCTATGGGTTACTCTAGGTCTAGTGAAAGCATGAGCTCCTATAACGTAGACCTAGTTGGTGACTCTGTTATTACGATTCAGTCTAAGTCTGGTTGGGATCCTCCTAATGTCCTCGTTAAGGACGGCTTTGGTAACCAGAACGCTATTGCCTACATTGGTAAGGTTACAGCTGTTAATAAGCTCCCTCCGATTGCACCTGATGGTTACATCATGCAGGTGTCTGGGGAAAAGAATTCCGAAGATGATGACTTCTATGTAAAGTGGGATGACAAACATAAGGTGTGGAAGGAAACTGTAGCACCTAAGATTCCCACTAAGATTAACCCTAAGAATATGCCACACGCTATTGTCAGGCAGGAGGATGGAAGTTTTCTTCTTAAGAAGCTCCCGTGGGTTGATAGAGGTGCGGGTAATGAAGACACTAATCCTGATCCTTCGTTTATTGGTAGGAAGATCAATGACATCTTCTTCTACCGTAATCGCCTAGGGGTAATCTCGGATGAGTCCATTATCCTTAGTGCAACCAATGACTTCTTTAATTTCTGGTTTAAGTCCTCTGCGGCTATTGCAGACACTGACCCTATTGACGTTTCTGTCTCCTCGAATAAGGTTGCCATCCTGACTCATGCTGTTCCCTTTGCTAGAGAGCTTATGTTGTTCTCCCGTGAAGGTCAGTTTGTCTTGTCTAGTGATGGCGTCATGACTCCTAAGAGTGTCAAGTGTGACCAAATCACTAACTTCGACTACGACACGAACGTCCAACCTATCTCTATTGGTCCCTCTATCTTCTTTGTAAATGATCGAGTAAACTACTGCTCCCTGATGCGCTACTACTCCTTGCAGGACGTAGCTGACCTAAAGGATGCTGAAGACGTAGCCGCACATGTGCCTACGTACATCCCTAAGGGCATCACAAGACTCTCTGGGAACACCACGGAGAATGTAGTTACGGCTATCTCTTCTACTACTCCCAATACCGTATATTGTTATAAGTTTATTCTTGTTAACGCCACTAGTGAGCAACAGGCTTGGTTCAAGTGGGAATTTGCAAACAAGAATTCTGAGGTTCTCCTAGCGGAGTTTGTTGACTCAGAGATTTATCTTCTCATCAACTCTCCGAATGGTCTTTATCTAGAGAAAGCCTTGCTGACAGGTAATGCCGTTGACTTCTCTGATGAGCCCGCTAGGCTCTTTATGGACCGTAAGAAGAAATATACGATTCCTAAGTCAAACAAGTACAGTGACTATGAGGATTACACTGAGGTATCTCTTAAGGACATTTACGGTGCTATCCCGTCTACTAAGGATCATAAGTATTTCATTGTCACTAAAGACGGTTACGTTACTGAGGTTGCCGACTGGGATTCCAATGGTGTCTTTAGACTCCAAGGGGACATGAGGGGTGTTGAGGTGTTTGTGGGTCTTACCTACAAATTCTGTGTAACTCTCTCTAAGCAGGCCATTAAGAGGAATACGGATACTGGCGGTGTTATCTCCGAGATTGAAGGTAGACTACAGCTTAGGTATTTCTGGTTTAACTATAGTAACTCTGGTGTATTTGAATGTAAGGTTGATAACGACCTTAAGGATAAGCACTTTAAGTATAGGTTTACTGGCAGGAACCTTGGCGAATCCCCGACTATCTTGGGTGCTAACAAGGTTTACACGGGTAAGTTTAAGTTCCCGATCCAAGACAATAATGATGAAGTAGTCATTACTGTATGCTCCGATAACGTCCAACCTGTTAACCTTATTTCTGGTGGTTGGGAAGGTCTTTACATTAGAAGGAATAGTAGCGTATGAAGTTGAAACCCTTAACTCCTGAGCAGAACAATTTGCTTTGCGACATTGCAATCCATGCTATGGAGAGTTGTGTCTGTAATGAGGTTGAGATCCCCATTGACCACTTTGTTTATGAAGGGGTGTATTACAGAACCTGTTTTATCCCTAAGGGTGTAGCTATTATTGGAGCTTTCATCCAGATCCCTACTACTGTAATTGTTAGTGGGGATTGTTATGTTACCCTAGGGAATACTGTAGGGAGGCTTAAGGGTTACAACGTCATTAAGGCTGAGAGTGGTCGTAGGCAAGCCTTTAGGGCACTTGAAGACACGCACATTACGATGTGCTTTAGAACTGATAATGTTGACCTAAGGGAATGTGAGAAAGAGTTTACTCCAGAGTGGATGCTATTAACAACTAATAGAAAGGAATTGATTAAAGAATGAGTGGTGTCGTAATCGGTGTTGGTGCCGCTGTTGGTGCAGTAGTTGGTGGTGGCAGTACATTGTACAGTGCTTCAAAGACTAATCGAAATCAGATTAAGGCTTTTAAGAAGCAGATGTATTACATGCAACTTAATTACAACTACAATCAATCCGCTCTGAATAGACAAGAGCGATCCCTTTATGACTCTGCAGTTGGCAACCTTTTCAACATGTCGGTGAATGCTTTCCAAAATCAGTCACAAGTTGAGGCGGCTCAGGCTGAATCGGGTGTGGAAGGCAGGACTCAAGATAAACTTGGGCAGGTTATTAGAGGCACGAATCTTAGACAGCAGACTGCTCTAAAGGAAGCCTATGAGGTTGATGTGTGGAACGTTAGGTCTCAAAAGGAGGCTCTCTACATTGAGACTAAGAACGCTGTAGAGCAGGCTAGAGATAATCTATCTAATAGCTTTATTAAGGGCTCTAAACTGTATGCACAGCTCTTCCAAGGTGTTACTACTGGTGCCGCTTTGGGTGCCGCTACTGCAGGTATTGGCAGTGCCGTTGGTGGTGCGCTTGGTGGTGCCGCTTCTTCAGCCGCGGCATCTACTGCTACGGGTGCTTCTGCAGGCATCGGTGGTGCAGGGGCTGTTAGCACCTCTCTAGGTTCTGGCTTCCTGTCTTCTTATGGTCTCGCGGCTAATAGCGTAGTTGCTGGCGGTGCTACTACTGCCGCTTCTACGGGTCTGTCCTCAGGGGCACTGGCAGGTATTGGGGGTGCAGGTGCCCTTGCCTCTACTGGTATGAGCGGAGCGTCTTCTAGTGCGTCTATTGCCTCCAATACTGGTGGTAACATCCTTGGTAACGTAATGGCTAATTACCAACAGTATAAGCCCTATGTAGACTTCATTCAGCAGTGGTCTAATTATTATAATTCTAATGTGCTACCTAGAGAACGAGGAGGTTACTTTTACTAATGGCTTATAAGAATAGTGCAGGGGCTTCCTCTGCTAAGCAAGAGTTTTATAATTGGAATTACTTTAGTCAGGGCATGACTAAACTAGGGGAAGCTAAGGGTGTTCAGGTTAACATTAAGGATCGCCTTAAGCCCCCTCAGGAAGAAGTTGATTGGCTGTCTACTGTTGCTGAAGGTTTTAAAAAGCTAGGTACTGTAGCAGACGCCTATAAGGAAAAGGCTTTTAAGCAAGCCGATGAGTATCTTCGTACTCACTCCCTTGAGGAGTACCAAGAGGATGTTAAGAACAACAACATTCCCTTCCAGTATGACCCTGTCTCTATGTCTAGACTTAAGTACCAGCATGGTAAGTTGGCTTTTAGTCTTGCAGAGCAGGACTTTCAGGATAGAGTAAATAGAAACGAGTTCAACGGAAAGTCCCCTGAAGAAGTCGACGCAGAGTATTTCAAGCATGTCCGTAAGGCTATGGAGGATGTTAGAGACTCCTTTGGGTACGACATTAATGAAGACTCTTGGTTCTCTAAGGGTTTCTATGCAGATAGTCCTGAAAGTAGACAGAAGATTCTATTGCAGAACATCCAGTCTAACAACAAGTGGTCTGTGGAACAGGCTAAACTTGTTGATTTGGCTGATGTTAGAGGTGCTGTTAACGACCTATCTAAGAATGCGGCCTATGTTGTGGGAACTATTCTCGATGTCTTTGATGGTGAAAAGAACCCAAAGCTAGCCCACTATTCCCCTGCAGATAAAGCAACGATGGTCTCTGGACTTCTTGAGGACATTGCAGGTAGAGAAGATGGTGTCTATATCCTACAGCAATTGGAGAACTGGAAGCCTTACTTTCTTGACGGTAAGAGCTCTGTAAGGGATATGGTAGGCGCTGTTGCTTGGGACAAAGCTCTCAAGACCGCCAGTAATGCCGCATGGAAGGCTGATGCTGAAGCTTGGACTTATCAGGCTCTTAAGGTTGACAATTGGGTAGCTAATGGCGATACTGGTTCTATCGAGCAGGAGCTTGCTCTTGCACAGGACAGGGCAGGTGGTGTTGTAAGCGCTGAAGTAGAGTACCTTACTAGATCACTACAAAGTGCTAGGGATCAACAGAGAGCCTTGATTGCTAAGAACACAGCTAACTCAATTGATGCTCTTAAGGAAGAAGGCAGATCCCTCAATGCGAATTACTATATTGAGTCCATGCTTAGGGGTCTTCCGACTAATCCTGAGAATGTCATAGGGACTACTAAAGAACATATTGATAGAGAGTTCATGTTTGCTGTTCAGGATGGGCGAATCACTGAAAATGACATCCTAGAGATGGCCTGTAATCCAACTGGCGGCTATAACCCTGCCTCTAGTTACCTTAGTAAGGTAGGTAACAATGTTGTTAGGGCTATTAAGGCTGACATTCTATCCCTTGAGAACTCTAATGCCGCTAGTATTGAAAAGCCTGCTTATCTTGATAAGATGTATAGCTTTTATGTGTCTAACCCTAAGCAGTTTGCTACAGCTTTTGGTGGTATGGGCTCCTATGATATGGACGTTATTCTTGCAATGATGAACGCAAACCAACTTGGGATGACCTATAATCAATGTGTGAGCGCCCTCAAGCAACAGAAGAAGCTAGGCGAAACTAGGGAAGGCCGACAGGAGCAACAGAGGATCTACGACAATCTAGCCAAGGATGCTAAGGGAGATTTGTACTCTCAAAGCTACATGGTTAACAGGACTTATGCTTACATGAATGTTGGTATGTCTAGAAAGGACGCTATGGATAGATCCAGAGAGGATCTTGACAAAGAAACTATTTCTATTGATGACTCTAGGATCCCTGCAAAGCTCTTCATGATTAAAGGTGTCAGACCTGAGGCTACTAGAGATTGGTTTGAGGAAGAAGTAACCAATAAAATCAAAACCCTTAAGAAGGACGCAAAAGAAGGTGTCATTAAAGGGTACAACCCTATGACGGATTCTTTTGAAGTTGTTGACGCAGACACTAGGTCTCTACTGGCTAGGTGGGATAGAAAGAGTATTCATGAGGGCTTTATGAAGTATATTGATGAGCAATCTAGAACTAAGGTTGAGCCTCTTGGTGTTGTTGATAAGCTAGTCAGAAAGACTGTCCATAACGTCAAGGGTTATACAGAATACCTTAATAAGGAGGACTAATGCCTATCTTTCCCGATGCTTCTCCAGAAGATCTTGGGTGGAAAACCGTTAACCCCGGTCTTTATTTTACAGATAAGTTTGTCGTCGCTAGAGGCCTCACAGGTGCTGAAGAAAAGGAATATGAAGAAGCACATAAGAAGCCAAAGCCTGAAGTTGGTTTTGTAGGTGGCCTTACTAATGAGTGGGGCGCTGTAGAGATCAGAAAGGCTTACGGGTACGAGGAAGGCCTTGCTCAAAATACTTATGTTCCAACAGATGAAGAACGTTGGGATGCTCTTAAGCAACTAGGTTATAATCTAGATAGATATAGAGCAGTCCTCAAGGGAGCTTCCTCCAGTGAGGACTTTAAGAGTAACCTTGAAGTAATTAAAAGCGTACAGGAGTATAGAGATGCTCAGGGACAAGCAGGTCTTTGGAACAATCTTGTATCTGGTACTGGTGCTATGTTTGGTGATCCTCTTACCGCATTGCCTGTTTTTGGCTCTAGTAGCGCTATTGGTAGGATTGGATACGGCGCCGTAATGGGTGTTGCATCTGGACAGCTCAATAACTATTCCTCTGGTGATGACAATGATGCTCTTATGGATATGGCCACAGGTATGGCCTTTGGTGCATCCATTGAGGGTATCGCTAGAGCAACTAAGTTTAAGGATGACGCTACTAAGCTAGGGGATGCCTCTAGACGTGCCCGAATGTATGCAGAAAAGATCTCATCGGGCGTTAATGGCGTCTTTAAAGAAACTAAAGCATCTAAGGTATTCAATAGCGCTCTTAAGAGCCTTGAGGAGAAACTCCCTACAATTACCGTTCAAGGTGCCATTGATAAAGTAAAAACTGATGGTAGTGCTGGCAAAGCTGTAAGAAAGATTTGGGACTCTCTAGGTAAGACTGAGAGAGGCGATAGGACTACTTTCAAACAGTTCAATAATGCTGAGACTACTCGCACCGCTGAGGAAGCTAGAGACTTCTATAGAAAGAACGGTGAGCGAGATGTAGACATCGTAGCAGACGACATCCTAAAACTCCTTGATTCGACCAGAATGGATCGTGATGATCTTGATGAAATGATTCGTAGACGAAGAGACGGTTATAAAACTGATCTTGACGGTAATGAACTGTTTGAAGAGATCGTTGAGCGAATGGGTGCATTCTATGGTAAGTGGGGTGACATGGCTCAATCTAGGGGTATGATTGGTGAGACGGATGCTATGAGGAAACTTAAGGCAACTGGTGACATCGAATATGGTAAGCCCCTTGCTAGATCCGCCGTGTCTAATGATAAGTTCGAAAGCCACTGGATTAGCAAGAACAAGGTGTCTGACTTCCTCAACACCTTTACAGGCTCCTATGGGGAGAAAGTAAATAAAGCACGGGCACGTGTCTACAAGCTACTCCTTAGAACTCTTGAGGATCCTGAATACACCAAGCTCCTTAGGGCTAGATATGAAGAAGAACTGGCGGCTAAGGCTAAGGATACTCCTGCTAAGGACACTAAGGTTAAGGTGTCCACCGATCAGGAGGATTTTACTGCTTGGGTTAAAAAGAAGGCTTGGGACGATTCCTTGGGCTATGTGGATCAATCAGAGGCCATCAAAAAGGGTCTTATGAATGATCCTAAGGGTGAAGGCATGCCTCACAACTACCAACACGAACGAACCCCTTGGAAGTTCACTATTAAGGATAATGATGGGTTCTCTGTTAGTAGGCTTCAGACAAACATTGTAGAAACCATGAACGGATACAACATGCGTATATCTGGTGACATGGGCCTCAATGACGCCTTTGGGGTTAAGAGCTTCAAGGAGTTCTCTGATCTCATGGATACGAGATTGGGGGAGTACCTTAATGAGACTTCTGTTGACGAGCGAGATCTTCAAGCCAAGGCCTTTAGGGCTTACCTATCGGACTACTACGGTAGATCATGCATGGACAATGAAGATGCCTCTTCTTGGGGCAGTGCAGTTGCAGACGCTCTTAGGAACTTTACATTCTTCACTCACAATGCCTTTATGGGTGTCCTAAACCACTTTGAGACTGCTGAGGGTATTAAAGAGTTTGGCGCTTCCTTCTTCTTTAAGTCTATTCCGGGTATGCCTGACAAGATCAAGGATTGGTCTAAGGGCGGCATGACTAAGCAGGAAAGGAATGAGTTCCGAGACATGGCCTTCGGTAAGGAGGTTAGAGTAAGAGGAGCTTGGGCTGAGATCTACGATAGAAACCTAGATAAGTTTGGCGGTGATAAGTATAAGGCTAGATTGGTTGCGGGCACTCAGTGGTTGGCTACTAATTCGCCTTTTGCTAAGTACCTCAATAAGTCCCAAGAAACCATTGTGTCGACAGCTCAAGACATCTTTATTGGGCAGTTTGCAAGACACGCTCATGGTATGAAAGGGAAGGTTGCCTTCCTAGATGGTAAGACCCTTAATAGGCTCAATATCAATACTAAGGACTTTGCTGATTTCACTAAGGCTTTTAAGGAGGCTACTGAGATTGACAAATTTGGTAGGATCAGAGTAAAGCCTGATGTGTATGACTCGATTATCGCAAATGATGTAAAGAGCATGACCATCATGCGTAGATTTGGCGACTATGTTGCCTCTGAGGTTATCCAGAGACAGAGTCTAACTGATGCCTATATGTGGAGAGGTTCTAAGAATTCCCCAATTCTTGGTTTGCTCACTCAGTTTAAGAGCTTTGCTATTAGGTCTTATAACAAGAGACTAGCTAAAAGCGCACTTAGATTTGAAGAGGGGGATGCCGCAGGTCAAGCTATGACTTGGCTTATTTCAGGTGCCCTTGGTACTTTGTCTACTCTTGGTCAGACCTTTGCTACTGCTTCGGGTATGAATGATGAACAGAGGGAGAAGTATTATGAACGAGTGTTCGGTGTCTCTGATTTAAGTGATTCAGATTGGACTACTATCCTGAATGTTGGCATTAACGGTATGAGTAGGTCTAGTATTCTAGCCATGCCTTCTATGCTTGCTTCTCTTGCAGGTTTTAATACTGGCATTAAGTCCACTGCAGATCAAGGCTATATCCTAGATGAAGAGGCTGAGCACTTGAATTTCAATAGCTTGCTTGCAAACATTCCTGCGGCTCAAACTATTACAGGTCTCTATAATCTTCAGGCGGACACTAGAAACCTGTTTAATGCAGGGATCCTAAATGAAGATGACTATACAGAAGGTGATAGAGAGAGATATGCAAAGTCTTTCGGCAGAAGTTTGAAAGCTGTAACTCCGAATGCACCCTTTATTCAGCAATCTTTGATTAACTACATTACAGATCAAGAAGATAATTAACTAAATGGCTTCTACTATTGCTAACTATCAGGGCAATGGGTCTACTACAGACTTCAATGTGCCCTTTGATTATCTAGCAAAGAAGTTTGTGAAAGTCACCGTAGACTCCCTAGAGAAACTTGGGGGTGACTACGGTGACACCACTAAAGACTACTTCTTTGTAGATAAGACTACCATTAGATTCAATACAGCTCCCGCTAATGGTACTGAAATTATTATTCGCAGATATACGTCTGCTACTGACCGTATTGTGTCCTTTAAGGACGCTTCGGTACTCAAGGCTAAAGACCTTGATGTGTCTACCATTCAGACTATTCATATTGCTGAAGAAGGTAGAGACATCATCAATGATGCACTCATTGTAGACAAGGAAGGCAATTGGGATGCTAAGGGTAAGCGTATTGTCAACGTTGGGGATCCTATTGATGACAATGATGCGATCACCCTTAAGTTCTACAAAGATGACGCTAAGGGTGCCTATCAGGCTAAGCTAGATGCTGAGGCCGCTAGGGATGCCGCTAAGGTCTCTGAGAGGAACGCCAAGACTTCTGAAGTTAATGCTAAGGAGTCTGAGGTAAATGCTAAGGCTTCTGCAGGTACTGCGGTATCTGCGGCTAAGCATGCTGACACCGTAATGGCAGAAAATCAGGCAATCATTGAAGAGGCTCGACAGATTCAAACCAATGTCGAAACCTCTGAGAGGAATGTCTATGAGAATACCGTAATCGCTACTCAAAAGGCTGAGGAAGCTAAGGCCTCTGAGAGGAACGCTAAGGAGTCTGAAGACAATGCTATGGCGTCTGAGGTGAGTGCTTCTGATAGTGCCTCCTTGGCTAAGGATTGGGCTACCAAGACTACTGGTACTGTCGATGGCTCTGAGTATTCTGCAAAGCACTATGCTAATAAGGCTAAGGATAATGCTGATGCAAGTAATGCTACTCTTGCAGAAGTTAAGGCTGAAGGTGCCAAGCAAGTAAAATCAATCACTGATACCGCAACCACTGAAATTAGTAAAATCACTAGTGAAGGGGGAAAGCAGGTTGGTCTTGTCACCAATGAAGGTACTAAGCAGGTTGCTAGAGTTACGACTACAGGTAACCAACAGGTATCTGCAGTCACCACTGAGGGCACTAAACAGGTTAACCTAGCGAAGGCTCAGGTAGCCTTGGCTGTCCAAGAGGTCACTAAAGCTAAGGAGCAGGTTAGTCTCGCTACTCAACAGGCTACGCTAGCTACGACTAAGGCTACTGAGGCTGAGGATAGCGCTACTGGTGCTTCCCAGTCTGCTACTACGGCTAGTGCCAGTGCTAAGAATGCTAGCGCCTCTGCAGGTACTGCTACGACTCAGGCTACTAATGCGAGTAACAGTGCTAAGGCGGCTAAGCTCTCTGAAGACAATGCGGCTCTCTATAAGACTGCGGCAGGTACCTCTGAGACGAACGCTAAGGCTTCTGAGATTGAGGCTAAGAGGCAGGCTGATCTCGCTAAGGGCTATGCAAATCAGGCCGCTAGTGGTCAAGTGAATGCTGACTGGAATGAGACTGTGTCTACTTCGAAGGCGTTCATCAAGAACAAGCCTACGCTAGGCGCCCTTGCATCTAAGGACAGTATTGCTTATAGTGAGATCACTGGTACTCCTCCTGAGCAAGATCTTAGTGGTCTTGCTACTAAGAATGAGCTTCAGACGGGTCTTGCTGGCAAGGCTAATACTAAGCATACTCATACTGTAGCTCAGATTACCGACCTGAATAGTACGCTCTCTGGGTATGTCACTACAGATACTCTGACTGAAGAGCTTTCTAAGAAGGCTAATGCCTCGCATATGCACACTACGGCTCAGATTACTGGGCTTGACACCGCTCTGGCAGGTAAGTCGCCTACGGGACATACTCACACTATTGCCAATGTGACTAACCTTCAGACTGCCTTGAATGCTAAGGCTAGTAATGCAGATCTTAGTAGTCTTGAAGCGGAGGTCACTAAGGATCTTCAGGCTGTAAACACTGCGTTGAAGGGTAAAGCTAACAGCTCTCACACTCATACGGTGTCTCAGATTACGAACATGCCTAAGGTCGTCCTTAGTGTGAATGGACAGGCTCCCAATGATGACGGTAATATTTCCCCGTCTCAGACAGGGTGCTTGCCGCTAACAGGAGGGACTCTAACTGGTGGCGTTGGGCATTCAATTTTGGACGTCTCGAAAACGTCAGGGACAGTAACTTTGACTGCCAACCGTATTCATAAAATGAATATTTCAGGCGCTACGACATTCTCGCTTCCTGCGGGTAATGCCAGCGTGTTCACTCAAATTAAAGTGATGGTTAATGTTACTGGAACTCCGTCGATCAATTGGGGAACTAGTAGATTTTTCAATAAGAAAGTGCCAAGTATTGCGGAGGGTCAGTACGATTTTTATTTTGACTATGATCCTACGGCTAATGCTTGGGTTGCGGGTGCTGTACCGAAGGGGGTGGCGTAATGTTGGGGCTTTGGAGTAAAAATGTTTTACGTTGGCCATCAGGGTTAGATGGGGGATTTGTAACCTTTTCTTATGACGAAGACGAAACCTCGAAAACTGAAGGTACACAAAGTGTCGCATTGTATAGTGATGATTTGAATAACTGGAGTTCCACGAATCTAAATGTTCCCATCACGTGGAATCATGTGTGTTATTTCAATAACGAGTTTATTGCTTTTGGTGGGAATTTTAGTTTGGTTTCCAGTCGATATTGGGAAGTTATGGACGCATATATTGCATATTCTAAAGACGGGAAAACGTGGGATGTGCAAAAATACAATAACAATGCAACAGGGTCTGGACTCAAGTTTGCCAAGGATACATTAGCAAGAACCGTCAGTTCAGCTTCTCATAACGGAGTTCTTGTGGTTTCGGGTAGTAAAACTGGAATTGCATGGACGACTGATGGTAGGAATTGGACGCATTTTCAGCACGAAGGTGACGTGCAAATGTACGGTAGAGATGTAATTTATGCTCAAGATAAATTCGTTCGCCTTGGTTCAGGAAAACTTAATTGGTGGTCATCTGATGGCGGAACATGGAACACTTTTGCTACAAGTCTAGACGGGAGTTCTTCAATCTATATGGCCTTTGGGAACGATGTGTGGGTTGCCTTTAATGGCAAAGGGCAGTATGCAAGATCAACAAATGGTACATCATGGAGCTCTACAAATTCTATCTCTATGGATTCCTCAAACTACGAATCTATCAGAGGGATCACATTTAACAAAGGCTTTTTCTTATTGTGTGTCGAGGGGGGCACATCTAATGGTTGGTATACACTCTTCTATCGGTCTACCGATGGTATTAATTGGGAACGTTTTAGGCGCGAAGGAAGTCTCATTCTTCAAAGAATTACGTATAATGACCAGTTTTTAAGCGTTAGTTCTAATGCACCTTGTGTTATTGAATCGTCTCCTGATGGTATTAATTGGACTACTATTGGGGAAGTATCGGGCCAACTGGTCAATAAAACAGAGCTAGGAAAGGTGGGGTTCCCAGGATGAAATACTTGCAAATCAACGGCGTCAAAAAAAAGTTTGACTGTTGTCACTTGGCGGCCGCTTTTCTAAAGGGTGAATTAGGGATCAATACTAGCGACTGGAATAGTGTTTCTCGGGAATACGATTTGCGCAAAGAAGCAGAGTATATTCACGACGAAATGTTAAAGAGAGACATGGTCGACGTTGACGATTCGTACCAAAAAGGCGACATTATCATTTACAAATCGGGAAAGTATAGAGCGGCTGTTGCTACGTGTGTTGACGATAAGGTGGCACTAGTCCTTCGCAAATTATCCGAGGAAACTCACATCGAAAGAATTGATAATAAACTTTTTCACATGCGACACGCATCGAAGGTTGCACAGGAGGAAACCTTATGAAGAAATACGCGAAGCTACTACCGGGCGGTGGCATTGAGTACGCACCGACAAACTATAATGGCATTTCAAACTGGATCAACGACGAACAGGCCGTTTTGGCAGAGGGGTATTTTCCCGTTGAGATTCCAGAAACCCCGCAGGGTATGGTGTTTAAGAACTACGCGCTGAATGACGGCATAGTCACCGCAGAGTTCGAGCCGTACTATGCCGCTCAACGTCGCGCAGAATATCCGTCCATCGCAGAGCAGATGGATATGCAGTATTGGGATAAACACTACGGCACGTCGATTTGGTACGACACGATTTCCGCTATTAAGGCGAAGTACCCGAAGCCTACAGTTCTCAGTAAAACGGTCAGACCTATAGGACTTGATAAAGTAGGGGGCCCCTAAACAAACTATAGTGCCGCGAGAGGCGCACTCTAAATTACCTCTCCGAATGCTAGGCTTTTCAGTAGCTATAGTCTTGTAGCATTCTAGTTTAATCTAAGCTACTAAACAATATAACACCGTGTACGTTACACGAAAAGGAATATATCATGGCAGAATTTGCTTCTAAGGGTGTTGCTGGCACGGGTCTTGGTCTCGGTATTGCAGGTACGGCTCTGAGCCTTCTCAACAACGGCAACGGCGGTGTTCTTGGTGGCCTCCTTGGCGGTGGTAATCAGAATGTGGTGTCTGCTCTTCAGGCTGAGAACAGTCAGCTGAAGGCTGAGAACTACTCTGATAAGAATGCTAAGGAAGTCTATATGCAGTCTCTTACGGATAACCGTAGGCTCCGTGATGAAACCTTTGCTTACCTTAAGCCTCTGTCTGATGAAGCGGCTAACAACCGTGTTGAGCTTGCTAAGCTTCAGGCGGAGCTTAAGTGCTGTTGCGAAAAGCAGGAACTTCGTGAACAGATTGTTCTTGGTAAGGTTAATGAGCTTGCTCTTACGACTCAGGCTAAGTTTGGTTGCCTTGATGGCACCATTGCTGGCATGATGGGCACCCTAAACAACATCACTAAGACCATTGTCCCGATGTCTGCTATTTGCCCTGCACCTATGCCTCTGCATAACTCTTGGGTTGCTCCTACGACCACGACTACGCCTGCGGCATAAGGTAGTAGCTTATGAAAATCAGTTTGAGTAAGCTCTCTCAGGTTCTCCCTGAGTTCGTAGATACTCGACTGATGCCCAGTGCCCCCTCCACGATGAAGTGGATTCTTGGAGGAGGCACGTTCCTTGTCCTGCATCAGGCAGATGCCCTCATCGGTAAGTATCTGCCTATGCTCAAACAGGTGGGTATCGTCGATGAGAACAACAAGATAGACATCGAAGTTGCTTCAGGATTCATTAACAGTGCATTCGATAAGAGTGGTGCTGTTGAATACCTTGGATTTAAATTCGATAAGTCTGATGGTGAAGCGCTAATTAATATTATGGAGAAATACAAAGATGATTGACGAAAAGTGGGAAGAAGAAGTGATTGCTATGTCTAAGCATAAGCTCCTTGAGGCTGTAGAAAAGCTCAATAAGGAATCTTATCACAGTGCAGAAGACATTAGAAAGTATAAGGATGCCTATAAGGCTCTTTACTACCTCCTCAGTATTGAAAAGGCTAACAAGTAATGACCTTTAGAAATGACCATATCTTTACTACTGGAACACAGAACCCCTGTCTGATGGACTCTGATATTCCAGATATTGAAGGCTCACCTACGGAGAACCTTGAAGACTCTTGGATTCCTAAAGAGTTCACTTCCGCTACTGTGACTGGCACTGGGTTTACTGATGGGCACGGTAAGATTACTTTTATTCACGTACAGGTAGTAGCTGATAAAGCCATTTCTATTGATGCTATGGCTTCCTACGAGGTCACCTTTAGTGGCTCCGTAGGAGGCTTCGGTCAGACGGATCATGTGGTCTCCCTTAGTGGTCTCTGTGGAGACGATCAGTATGTCTTCCTTAAGTCTGTTAATGTTATTTGTGAAGTAGATAATGAGGGAAATGGTGTTATGGCTTGTCTTGTTCCGGATGGTACGGGAAAGATTAAGAGTAATGCGCTGAAGTTTAGAACCATCAATATGGATGAGGCGTCTGCTACTAAGACAAGATCCTTTAAGGTATATATCAATGTAACTGCCGAGATCTCCAATACTAACTTTGGTCTTGGTAAACTGTTCCCCACCACTAAGTAATTATGAATATTCAAGTTTATTGGGATGGTAATGTAGGTGCCTGTGAGTATGAAGCTAGAAAGGGTTTCTATACGACAAAGCCCGTGATCCCTACGGTTACCTTCGATACCCTCGTGTACAGCGAGGATGACAATGTTGCAACTAAGCTGATGGGCAATACTCCGTCACAGCTTACTTCTCAGGAGATCGTTGCAGTTAAGCAGTTCGCTAATGCCAATTCTTCGGAGGTGCCTTCTGCTGATACTGTTACTGTCGATAAGCATAACAACGACCCTGAGGCTCACCATGACATCAGAGTAGCCCTTAGTACCCTCAATGAGTATGCTCATCAGGTTGCGTCCGTGTGGTCTACTGAGGTTGATCTCGTAGACCTCAATAAGGCATCCTTTGATCTCCCTTGGGAGTACATTGTTCAGGACATTAACAACTGTTCTGACAGTGCCAATAGTTTCAATTGGGTGTCCCCTGCAAATGAGGCATATGACGTTACCGTTAGAGTCGGTTTCTCTGGGCTTCCTGAGGGTACCAATGCTACTCTTACGCTAAAAAAGAATGGTACTGAGGTTATTGCTACGCAAGCCTTTACCAACGTGAGTAACGTCATCACCCTTCAGAAGGACGGCGTTGTACTTGCAGAACGGGACAAGATGTCTTGTACTATTACCTTTGGTAGTGTCCCTGCCTCTGGTATTATTACCCCTGCTAGATCCTATTTCAGAGTTGATAATCACGGCTCTGTTCTTGCAAAGAGATCTGCAGATTTTATGTTTAACACTATTGCCAATATGGTCTTCTATGAGGGTGTTGAGGCTAGACTACAGCTTGATGAAGCTAGTAAGCCTGCCATTGTAGTAGACACTTGGAAGAATAAGTAAGAGGATTAAATGGAACTGGAAGTAATTAAGAAAGATGGTACCCACGAAGGATGGGATTGGGATAAGATTGAAGTAGCTATCCATAAGGCCGCACAGAGGGCTAACGCTACGTACTCTGAGTATGACATTGGTAAGATTAGGGGGTATATAGAGAGCCTTGTCTACAGCAACTATGACGAGGTGCCTACTGATAAGATTCACTCTATTGTCATTGAGGCCCTTTGTAAGTACGTACCGAAGATCGGAGAGTCTTATAAGGAGTTCAGAGACTACAAGAACACCTACGCTAAGGCTTTCGAAGCTGTTAAGAATGAGGCAGACACTGTCCTCCTTTTGGGAGACAAGGAAAACGCCAACTTCGATAGTTCCCTTGTGTCTACCAAAGGCTCCCTCATTAAGGGATATCTGACTAAGCAACTGTATAAGCAATTCTACCTCACTAAGGAAGAGAAAGAGGCTACTAAGGTCGGTAAGTATTACATCCATGATCTTCGAGATATGATCTTTGGGTCCATCAACTGCTGTCTCTTTGACATGGCTACTGTTCTGAAGGGTGGCTTTAGTATGTCCAATGTCACCTATACGGAGCCTACGAGTGTCCTTAGTGCCCTTCAGGTGATTGGTGACATCACCCTTGTGGCTACTGCACAGCAGTTCGGTGGATTCACTATCCCTCAGATTGACAAGACGCTCCTCCCGTATGCTAAGAAAACGTATGACCATGCGTTTAAGAAATACTTTGACCAGTGTAATATGGAGTTCGATGAAGCATGTGAAATGGCCATTCAGGATCTCAAGCGTGAACTTGTGCAAGGCTTCCAGTCTCTTGAATTGAAGCTCAATACTGTTCCGTGTTCTAGAGGTGACTTTGCGTTCACTACGCTTACCTTTGGTGAGTGGAGCAACGATCTCCGTGAGGATGACAAGGCGTTTCTAGAGATGATTTGTGAGACTATCCTTGATACCCGAATGAAGGGACATGGGGGTAAACAGGTTGTGTTTCCTAAGCTCGTGTATCTCTACGATTGGGAACAACATGGCGGTGATGAGCACGCTTACGTATTCGAGAAGGCTGTTGAATGCTCCAGCAAGTGCATGTACCCTGATTTTCTAGCTATTAACGCTCCTAATGGTACTGTGTCTGAAACCTACAGGGCGTCTAATAAGCAGTGTGTTATCCACCCGATGGGATGCAGGGCGTACCTCACACCTTGGAAGGATCCTGAGACTAACGAGTATGTGTCTGTTGGTCGATGCAACATTGGTGCCGTGTCTCTCAACCTTCCGTTGATCTATAAGGCATCTAAGGGCGACTTCTGGAATGAACTTAGGGTGAACCTTGAACAAGTTCGAGGGTTCCTTAAGCGTCGCTATGAGATGCTCAAGCATGTCAAGGCTAGTACGAATCCTATGGCATTCTGTCAGGGAGGTTTCTACAAGGGCTTCCTTAATCCTGAAGATGAAGTTGGCGAACTTACTAAGTACATGACTGCATCTTTTGGTATCTCTGCCTTGAATGAATTTGCTATTCTCTTTACTGGTGGTAAGGATCTTCAGACTCCTGAGGGACAGAAGGCGGCTAAGGATGTCGTTAAGTTCATCTACGATGCAGTGCAGGAGTTTAAGAAGGAAGACGGCTATCTCTATGCACTCTATGGTACCCCTGCAGAGTCCCTTTGCGGTACTCAGATGACTCAGTACCATGAGTATTGTGCAAAGAATAACCTTAAGGATGAATTTGAGGGTAAGGAATACTTCACCAATTCCTTCCATATCCATGTGTCTGCCGACATTACTCCCTTTGAAAAGCAGGATCTTGAGTTTGAGCTTTTCCACCTTATTGAGGGCGGGCACATCCAGTATGTCCGTATTGACAACCCTGAGAATAAGCTGGCTCTCACGAGCACGATCCTTCGAGGTATGGCTCATGGGTTCTATCAGGGTGTGAACTTTGATGCGGCTTACTGTGAGGATTGTCATCAGCATAGCTTTAACGTTGGTAATACGTGCCCCTATTGTGGTTCTAGTAACCTGTCTGTTATATCCCGTGTCTGCGGTTATTTGGGTTACTCTAACATCAACGGTAACTCCCGAATGAACGATGCTAAGATGGCAGAAATCAAAGACAGGAAGAGCATGTGATGGAATTGTTAGTTCAAAGCGCTATAACCTTACTCCTACTGGGAGTTAATATATGCGCAGTGGGTCTAGTGGTATTTGTTTGCATACTCTGCTACAAATCTATTAAAGACTGCATAGAAGGAAAAGGTTAATGAAAGAGGATAAAGAATAAAATGAAGAATACTATGGAAGCTCAAACCAATGTGCTTATCGGAAATCTCCAGAAGGAACTTTCGAACTGGTTTCTGAAGACGCACTGTAGAAATGACCAAGGGAAGGACCCCCAACTGTACAAGGATTGCACAATCCTGTATAGCAAGTGTATTGCTGAAGAGTTCAAGGAATTTCTTGAGGAGCGTAGTGGTACCCCTAACGAAATGAAGGAGCTGTGTGATCTTATCTGGGTGTGTGTGCAGTATGCTAATGCTTGGGGTTACGACCTTGAAAAGGGCATGAACGAACTGGTGTCTGAATACTCCAGTAAGTTCTATGACAGTGATGGTAACTACAAGCCTCAGTTCAGAGAAGACGGTAAGCTCCTAAAGGGCACTGGGTTCAAGAAAGCTAACTTTGAGAAGTTCTTTGAAGAATGATTCCTCTTGATGAGGAATCTGGTAACCTAATAGAGAACATAGCACAGGTAGCTCCTTCATTGGTAGTCTCCAGTGCTGTGATTCTCGGGTTACCTCTTAGTGATTGGGTGTGCGTCATCACAATTATCTATACTTTTGTTGGTATCTGCACAATGATTAAAAAGCATTGGGTAGAACCTTGGTTAGAAAAGAAAAGAAAGGAAAAGAACAATGGACTATAAAGGACTTGAGAGCCTCCTAGGGAACATCCATGAGGAGATGCTCCAGAACATGCTTAATGACCTTAGGAACCCTGATAAGAGGTCTCCACAGCTCTACAATGCGATCATTAAGGAGCTTGAACGTAATGGTATTGACTGTGTCCCTAAGGCTGTGGAGGGTGAAGAGAATGCACTTAGTAAGCTCCTGAAGGCTACTAGGGAGAACTTCGAGAATTCCTACAGAGGAGACATGAGTGTTAACTGAGAAAGAAGCTAAAGCTCTGCTCCCATACTATGAGAACTTCCCCCTCTTTACCTCTTTGGTTTGGAAGTCGATCGGTTTGCCTTCTCCTACCACTCTGCAGGTAGACATTGCAAAGCTACTCCAGAACCCTCCTAGTGACCGTATGATCCTTATGGGTTTCCGTGGTGTAGCCAAGTCATTCATTACGTGTGCATACGTTGTCTGGAGTCTCTGGAGAGATCCTCAGACTAAGATCATGGTGGTGTCTGCCAATAAAGAACGAGCAGACGCTAATGCTACGTTTATTAAGAAGATCATTAATGAACTGCCCTTCTTGAACCACTTAAAGGCTAGAGAAGGACAGAGAGATACTCAGAACCTTTTTGATGTTGGCCCTGCCAAACCCGACCATTCACCTTCGGTTAAGTCTGTGGGTATTAAGGGTCAGCTAACGGGTTCCCGTGCAGACATCATCGTCGCAGACGACGTTGAGGTCCCGAGCAACTCCTTCACTCAGGTTCTTAGAGATCAGCTATTCGAGCTCGTCAAAGAGTTCGACGCTGTCCTAAAGCCTGGTGAAGGTAAGAAGATCCTGTATCTGGGAACCCCTCAGAACGAGATGAGCCTCTATAACGAGCTACAGGAGCGCGGATACACGGCTGTAATCTATCCCGCTAGGTACCCCTATGACGACTCTCATAGAGCCTCCTATGGCGATAGATTGGCCTCTATCATTGCTGACAAGTACGACAAGGATCCTAAGCATTGGGCAGGTAAACCTACAGACCCCCTTAGGTTCTCTGAAGATGATCTACAGAAGCGTGAACTGTCTTATCGTAAGGCAGGCTTCGCTCTGCAGTTCATGCTTGATACGACCCTCTCAGACGCTGATAAATACCCTCTACGGCTTCGAGACCTGTTGGTTGGTATGTTCCCCTTAGACGAGGCCCCAATGAAGCTCACGTGGCTCCCTGAGCCTTCTAAGAGGGTTCCAGTTGACGAGTGTCCTACGATGGGCCTTAAGGGAGACTCTTACTTCTACTATCATGCCTCATCCAATGAGGTAGTTCCGTATACCCATAAGATCCTTTGTATTGACCCGTCTGGCAGAGGTAAAGACGAAACAGGCTATTCCGTTCTCTACTACCTAAACGGGTATATCTACGTCATGGAAGTAGGGGGTCTATTGGGAGGTTATTCTGATGTAGTCCTCAATAAGCTCGCTAAGGTAGCTAAGAAGTACAAAGTCAATGAAGTAGTCATTGAAGGTAATTTTGGCGACGGGATGTACCTTAAGCTATTTGAACCCGTACTTAAGAAAACCTATAGTAACTGTGGAGTTACTGAAGTTAAGTCTACGGGACAAAAAGAACTCCGAATCCTCGACACTCTTGAACCTGTAATCTCTAACCATAAGATGGTGGTCACGCCTGAGTGCATCAGGAATGACTACGCTACTGTACCCGAATCTGACTACAAATATGCTTGCTTTTATCAGCTCACTCGTATCACTGTTGATAGGGGTGCCCTTATTCATGATGACCGTCTCGATGCTTTGGCCATTGGAGTCAAATATCTTGTGGACTTCATGGGCATAGATGCTGATGAAGGTATTAACGAATTAACTGAAGAATGGCTAGAGGAGTCTATGGAGTCCCTGTATGGATTCTATACGTCCAATATCGGGGGTGTGATGGTTACTGAAGATAAACACAGCCATAAGGACACCTCTAAGGGTGTAGACAGATATAAGGATAAAGGCTACACATTCAGGAGATAGCCTTAGCTAGCAATCAGTGATTCCTGAAGTATGCTTTATTAGTATTGAACACTTGTTCAGTAAATAATAAAGACAATGTAATATAGAAAACAGGCTATTTCAGAATATAATCCATACTCCTAGGGGGGGCTAGGAAAGACATATATAGATATACATATAGGTCTTTTCTAGTCAACCTTTTTTGTTAGGATTAAAAGTATCAAAAGCAAAAGGTATCAGTGGTGATGGGATCTTAAGAAAGTCCTTAGGATACCTATAGACCCTTATGGGGATCTATAGACCCTTATGGGAATCCTTAGGTGCCTATAGACCCTTATGGGAATGACCTCAATGAATAATACCAATAACACTAAAAATAGAGTATTCATCACCATCAAAATCATCATTATCATCATCCTCTTTATAATGTCTTTGATTAATGGGGATGTATCTACTGTTGATGCTCTTCTACGTACTCTTGTGACTAGCTTGTGCTAGGATACTAGCTGTAAGCTGTAATTACTTCCAGTTCCCCCTTAGGTTCCCTTACTGCTAGCTGTCGCTAGCTACGGGTTCCTGAGGGGTTTTATTTAAAAGTTATCCACAGGTTATCCACAGGTTATCCACAGGTTATCCACAGGTTATCCACAGCTAGTCTTAGCTAGCACAGATA